CTTGAACGCTGCATCGGGTTCAACCATTAGCGGTAACACAGGAGCGGTTTCTGCGTCCGTTGGTATCACTACAAACAACGCAATCGCCATCTTCGACGGCATCTACAACCAAATTCCACAGGCCATCTTGACCAAGACGGACCTCGTAATCTTCTGCGGTTGGGACAACTTCCGTACGTTGCTTGGTGCGTTCAAATCAACCGCTAACGTCCTGTATAACCAAGTTGACTTGGCTGGCCTTGCTGACGGGGACATCATGTATCCCGGCACAAACGTCCGTGTCATTGCAGTCCCCGGCTTGACTGGAACGAACCGCATCGTTTCTTCGTACCTCGGTAACTTCTTCTACGGAACCGACTTGTTGAGCGACGAGGAGCAGTTCTCGATTTGGTTCAGCAAAGACAACGATGAAGTCCGCTTCCAAGCAGCCTTCAAAGCAGGCGTACAAATCGCTTACCCCGACTTGGTTGTTGACTTCCGCTTGACCTAATGTGTAGGGGGGAGGGAAACCTCCCCTCACTTTTTTGTTCTCTTGAAACTTAAAACCCAAACACACATATGTCCTGCTCCCTAACAACTGGCTACGCCCTTGGATGCCGAGATTCAGTCGGTGGCATCAAAACAATCTACGTCCAATCCTTCATCCCAACGGGGTCCTGCAATGCCAACCTTTCGGGTTCGGTTACAGGGTTCACCGGGTACGCTTCGGGTGGGTTCTTCGAGTATGACCTGACCAAGGCTACGTCATCTTTGACTGAAACCTTGAATGCGAGCATCGAGAACGGCTCGGTTTATTACACGCCCGAAGTAACATTCACCATCAACAAAATGCAAGTCGCAGTCCGCAATGAACTCCGTTTGCTCGCTCGTAGTAAAGTCATCGTCATCGTTCAAGACAACAACAGTCGTTACTGGTTGCTGGGTGCTATAAATGGCCTTGAGGCAACCGCTGGAACCGCTGGAAGTGGTACTGCCTTTGGCGACCGAAACGGCTACGAAATAACGCTTTCCGGGATGGAGCCTAACCCGATGTTCCTAATCGAGTCAACAGTCTTTACACCATCGACTACGCAGATACTCGGTTCGTAGTATCTTCGCATCAGGTTTTCATCATCTGAGGTTTGAGAGGGGCAGTCAGCAATGGCTGCCCTTCTTATTTTTACGGCCATGAAGATTTGTATTGTTTACAACGCTCACCCAACCGGGTGCAGTTACTACCGCCTCGAAATGCCGAACGCATACTTGGGCGATAACTACCCGGAGTTTGACTATGTGTGCGTCGAGAACATCACCACGATTAGTGACGAGGGATTGAAGTCCATTGACCTATTTTTGTTCAGCAGGCTTTGGTGTCAGGGAACGATGGAGCAGGTGGAGAACGTCTACAAAGCCCTGACCCAATTCGGGGCGAAAGTCATCCTTGACTTGGACGACTACTGGGTCCTTGAATCGGGCCACATCATGTACCGCCACTACCATGAAACCAAACTCGCAGAGGTCATCCGTAAGCACATCAAATTGGCCGATTGGGTTACCTGTACCACCGAGCATCTTGCCTCTCGCATACGGCCTCTAAATGCGAATGTGAGCATTCTGCAAAACGAGCCATACGAAGCCTACCAACAATTCATCCCGAATCCTGACGAAGAACCCGACAAACACCTCGTCAAGTTCGGATGGTTCGGAGGTGCGCAGCATGGCGAGGACATGGAACTGCTCCGTGAGGGGATGCAGAAACTACGCTGGGATGCAAACTTGGATGGCAAGTACCGCCTCTACCTCGGAGGTTGGAACGACAACAACCCCGTTTACGAGGGCTACGAAAAGATAATCAGCGACCAAGGGAACAACCCGAACTACGGACGCATTCAAGCAGCGGACATCTACTCGTATGTCGGAGGCTACAACTTCGTGAACGTAACGCTTGCACCTTTGCGAGATACCAAGTTCAACAAACTCAAATCCGAGTTAAAGGTCGTAGAGGCAGGGTGGATGAACAAGGCCATCATCGCAAGCGAAACCATCCCCTACACGGACGTAATCAAGCACGGGGAGAACGGGTTTCTTGTTCCTTACAACAAACCCAAGGACTGGTACAAATACATCAAGCAGTTGATTCTTGACCCCGACCTGCGTAAGGGCTTGGCTGACAACCTCACGAGGGACATCAAAAAGCAGTTCAACGTGGCTGAAACCGCCAAGAAGCGGGCCGAACTTTACAGGCAGATTGGGCGCAAATTGTGAAATTCGGGGGCATCGCACATTTACAAGCAGATGCTTTACCTGAACCCTGACACGACCAACACCCTGACGGTTACTTGGACCGAGCGTTCCAGTACGGGGGAGCGCTACATCTTGCGACTTACGAGCATTGCCAAGAACACCACGACGGATTACACCCTGCTGAAATCCGCAAACCTTTCCAACTATACCAACCGCTATGACCGATTTCAGATTGCCGTGGGGTCGCTTGAAACAGGCTCGTATAAGTATGAAGTTTACGATACCAATAGCACGGTTGCCGCTGCTTTGGCGGTCGTTGAAACGGGCTTGGCATTTATACAAACCGCAACGATAGGGTTCAACACCTACGCCAATTCAATCACTTACAACACCTTCCTCGCATCCAGCGTGAGGGTATTTGATTCAACCTTTGACCAATCCTTCGCATGAGCGTACAAACACGAAGCCAACTCCAAGCGAGCGCCTTAACCATCACCAACGAAACCGCTGCCGGGGCCAACACCGCATCCCGTGTGGGCGGTTTATTTGACGACCTTGCTGACACCGCAACGCTTGACATTGAGCGAGGCTATGCTTCGGTTGCTACGGCTGCCGATAGGTCATTTGTAACGACCAATAATGCTTTTGACAAATTACTGATTCAAACAGGCAACAACATTCTATCAACCAACAACTTTTCGAGAGTTGCAACAATTGCGGGGCCATCAATCACCTACACGGGGACGCTATCCGCTGCAATTAGGGTGAGTGCAAATCTAACTTTTTCGGGGGCAAATGGCGATGATTACGTTTGGGCTATTTACAAAAATGACGTACAAATCACCTCATCTGAAGCACTAGTTACTTTGAGCCATACCAACGGCCATCAAGTTGTTTTGGAAACCTTTTTGATAGCAAATACCAATGATGAATTTTCAATCTATGTAAAATCAATTGATGGTGTTAGGACGATTACCATCTCATCCATCAGTTTTAATGCTCACACGCTATGAGTAATAAATCTACTCAACACTTCACCCAATGGTTGGGGATAGAGCATAAGGTCCCCGTGATGCTGGAGAACCGCTCCGGCAAATACATCACCTACGGCTTTGCCAACGAATACCCCTACTACCTGCTTGACAACTATCGCAGGTCAAGCAAGCACAACGCTATTGTCAACGGCAAGGTGAACTACATCATGGGCGGTGGATGGCAGGCAGGGGAGGACTTGACCGTAGAGCAACAAGCCCGGTTCATCAAGTTCTTCGACGGACTTTCCAGCACCGAGGACTTAAACGACATCACCGAGAAACTGGTCTTGGACTTAGAGATTTTCAACGGCTTTGCGGTCGCAGTTACTTGGTCCAAACTTGGGACCATCGCCAAGATGGAGCATGTTCCCTTTGAGAAAATCCGTGTGGACAAAGAGGAGAAGATGTTTCAGGTGGCTGACTGGTACAACGACGACATGATGCAACTCTTCCCCAAAGTCGGGGACATCGAGAAGATTCCCGCATTCGACCCGGAGAACCGCCTCGGAAAGCAGTTGTTTTATTACAGGGTCTATGCTGCTGGCGTGAAGCACTATCCTCTCCCCGAATACATCGGGGGGAACGCTTGGATTGAAGCAGACGTACAGGTCGCCAACTTCCACAACAACAACCTTCGAAATAACTTTTGGGGGGGGTATCTGATCAACTTCAACAACGGGATCCCGACCCCCGAAGAGCAGGGCGACATCGAGCGTCAAATCAAGCGCAAGTTTTCAGGAACGGACAACGCTGGTCGCTTCGTTGTAACCTTCAACGATGATGCAGCCAAGGCCCCGACTTTGGAACCGCTCACTCCGAGCGACATGGATAAGCAGTTCGAGATTTTGAACAAAGCCATCCAGCAAGAGATATTCATCGCCCATCGTGTAACCAACCCCATGCTATTCGGAGTAAAGACCGAGGGCCAATTGGGTGGACGCAACGAATTGGTCGAGGCCTACGAACTATTCAAGGCCACCTACGTCAACGACCGGGTACGCAAGGTGGAGCGTATGATCAATTATTTGGGATCCTTTAATGGCGTGGAAGGCATGGAACTTATCCCCGTTGAGCCTATCACGGAGCGACTAAGCGAACAAGCCCTGTTGCAGATAATGACCCAAGATGAACTGCGTGAGAAAGCAGGTCTGCAACCTCTTGAGAAGCCTGCCGATGTTGTTGGACCTAACCCCCAACCCGACGAGCAACCGCAAGCCGTGGAAGCATTGCAGAGCAACGACAACATCAAGAAGTTATCGGGCCGTGAGTATCAAAACCTGATGCGTATTGTCAGGCAGTATATGCAAGAAAAAATCACACTGGAGATGGCTCGGACCATGCTTTCGGCTGGATTCGGTTTGTCTGCCCAAGAGATTGACACGATGCTCGGAGTGCAGGCCCAAGAGTTTAGCGAGCCTACGTGGGGCGAAGATGACGACGAGGACTACGGCTGGGGCGAGGAAGAGTTCAAGGTCTTGGAGGTCGTTGCAAGCAAGTTTGGAAGCCATGCAGACGATTACCACGTCATGCACTCCAAGCCGATGCGGTTCGATGCCAACATCGACGAAAACATACGGTTGGCCTTTGCCGAACTGGGCGAAGAAGAGAAAGAGTTGGACCTGAAGATTGAGGCTTACCGCAAGAAGAACAGGGACGCAAGCGTTGAAGAAATGGCAAAGGAGTTCGGGGTCAGCAAGGCGAAGGTTGCCAAGCGGGTCGCTTATTTGATTACCAAGGACCGCTACCCAATCAGCAGGGCCGTGGACAAGATTGCCGAGCAGAACCTTCCCAAGAACGTAAAGGAAGTTGCCGAGCCAGTCTTGGAGGTCCGCTACAAGTACGCATGGGCCACAGGTTTCAGCAACAAGGACAAAGGCTCCAGCCGTGAGTTCTGCAAGGTGATGCTTGACTTGGCGGGGCAGGGCAAGGTTTACACGAGGGACGACATTGACGGGATTTCTGCAATCATGGGCTACTCGGTTTGGAACAGGAGGGGCGGTTGGTATCACACACCGAGCGGAGTGAACAGGCCACAATGCAGGCACGTATGGGAGCAGCAGTTGGTCATCCGTAAAGGCAATAAAATCACGAAGGCATGAAGGCACTATTCATAAGCGAAGAAACGCTGCTCGACAACTCGATAATCAACGAGAACGTCAGTTACACGCAGATACGCCCAACGGTCATCAAGGTCCAAGAGATGCGGATTCAGCCCATCGTTGGCTCTCCGTTGTA